GCCTTGTCATTATCACCAAAGGTCATGTTTCCAGAGGAAACAAAGCTAGTACCAGTAATAGCCCCCGCGCTAAAGTCACCAGACGCATCACGAGCGACTAGTGTAGAAGCGGTATTAGCGGTATCACTTTGGAGGTCTTGTGCGGCGGCAGTTACATAGACAACAGCACTGCCGGACAAGTTAAGAAGGGAACCTGTGCTACTTTCAATAAGCGCACGGGAAAGCGTCGTCCCTGACGAAGTGTATGTGCCAGTGCCTATCTCAAACGCAGCGCCATCTTCGATGGTGTACCGGACAGTCTCGGCGTTTGCCACGCCAGCATCTGCAAAAGTCTGAAAACCTGCTACAGCAGAACCGAGCGTAATCGTCCCTGTCCCTGTCGTAGCAGTGGACATCTTAGCTCTATTAACTAAAGTCACCATAGCTACGGTCTCTCAGTTTTAGGCGATACGAATAATGGCGTTGCTCGCATCAGCAGCAGGGAAAACAATAGTAAAGTCACCCGCAGTTGAAGTTTTGTCTGAGCCAAAATCCAGAACCGCTACCGCAGGGTTAGTGCCGCCGTTAGCTAAGTAAATAAGCGCACCGCGAGCAGTAATCGTCGCACTAGAAAACGTAAGGTCTGCAAAGTCTAAAAACGCCGTGGTGCCGCTAGACGCAGGGTTAGCTGAGATAGTCAGCGTACCGCCGCCAGCAGAGTAGCCCGTACCCGAGACTTCGTTAGTCGCAGAATACGCAGTAGTAGTCGCATCCAGCGTAGCTGACGACGTATACAAGGCCAGCTTAAAGACCTGTGCTGTGCCGCTGCTAAAGTCAAAAGTCCCGTCAAGAATATCGACTTTGAATGATGTTGCCATAGCCTGTGTAATAGCCATTTGTCCTTCCTTTTAAATTAACGCGGTTCTATTCTGAGTTGGCCGGAGCGATACATATCTTCTCGCATCTTGCCGTCACCAAGATTTCTAAGTAACGCAATAGCTTGCACATACATCTTTTCGTACAGAGCTACCATATCGGGTTCACCCTTCTGAAAACGTATTGCTTCAAATAACGCCCCGTTCAGCAATGCAGAATCAAACTCTTCGCCCAACCAAGTAGTACCCGCAGTAACAATAGATTCTGGGTAGTATCCGTAATGCAGCTCCACAGCATAATTTGAATCTGGCGTTGGGCCTATGATAAACGCTGTGTCATCAAAAACGCCGTAATGTTTGGGTGCGCCAGTATCCGTTGGGCCGGGATACGCTTCTCGTATAAAGTTGACATCTTTGTTTAACAAGTACGTGTAGTTGCCCGAACCATCTACATACGCTAAGGAAAACGAATAGAGAAAGTCCGTGGGGTATACCAAATACTTATTGCCGGTTGACAAAGTGCCGGTCTGATTCTTGCGAAGCGCAGGTATTTGAACAGTGTTATATATCTTCTGTTCTGCTTGCTCGGTAAACATAGCAAGTTGATCTGCCGTGAACGTCTGTTCGCAGATGTCTTCTATGTTTGCTTTAAGCTCAGTGTAGTTCACTACGCCATTGGCCCTCGTGCCATTGTGCCCTTAGTAGCAGCGCCGGTACCGCGAATCTTGACGCCGCTGGTCTTCATGTCTTTAGGTGGTTGGTTAACCGTATCTACTTTATAAGATACAGGTTCGTCAGGATGCTCAATAACCTTTGGGGTTTTTACATTTGATCGTGCTTTCATACGTATCTCCTAACTCGTAGTTACTGTTACTGTACCTACGGCGCCTCTGCCTTCTAAATTGTCTGGCGTAAGTCCAAGGGGGTCGTTTAATCCTACTGGATTCCAACCCCACTGTATGTCTCTACTAGCCTCTAATTCAGCAGCGTCTGATCTAGGATCGCGCACTGCCTGTGGATCATCTACTGGAAACTCTCCCAACCTGTTTTGCGGCTGATCTGGGTTCCAACATTCGGGGCAAGCTTTTAAGTTTGTCTTGTTCCCCTTTACAATTAATTGTCTAAGCTCTCTAAGTTTGTACTGAAACCCGCAAATATCGCATATCGCTATTGCGTTTTGAGCCGAGGCAAATCTCTGACTCATATCTACCTCACGCCATAACTACGGGGCACTAAACTAATAGAAGCTTTCTCTCTGTCTTCCCCTGCCGCTAACTCAAACTGCCTTTCATACTCCGTTTGTAGCATAGGTATTCTGGGCATCAGCTCTGGGTCTTTTTGCGCTATATAATACGCAAGCCCTGCAACTAAACAGGGTAGGAATCTAAAGTTTACATCGGCGGTGTTAACACCTGTTCCCGAGTCCTCAATACGGCGCATACGCCAATATTTTAAAATATAATAAGGGTCAAGTGCAGTGCCCTGATCTGGGACGGGCCATACAGTAACGGAGGGGTTTGCTTGGCCTCTGTCTATATACAGTTGTATAGGGCGCCCCTGAGAAAGTTTGTTAGGGATACTAGAGTAAGTAGATACACTTATGCGCGTAATGTTGAGATCAGACTGAGTAGTAATATTACCGCTACCAGTACGTACAACGTGCTCAAGCAAATCAATGGTGTCTGCCGGTAAAGCATACGTCGCCGTCCCTTCCACAAGGTCAACAGTGCCTTCATCTATAGTCCACATGTTGATGCCACGGTTCTGCCACTCAATAGTAAGGAGGTTCATAGACCTACGTGCAGTACGCAGGTCATATCCCGAACGCATCTCACGGCCAGCACGTTCCCACGCTTCTTCAGCGATCTCCGTGAAGTCCATATTGAATGTAGCAGTTCCCGAGGTAGCCATGTTTTATCGTCTCGAAGTCTTCTTTTTCTTTTTCTTTTTCGCCATAGCTTTTTTAGCCATGCCGCCTTTACGCATCTTAATCATACCTACGCCGCCACCGCCGCGCATTGCTCGCATACCTTTTTTGACACCTGCTTTTTTAGCACCGGGCATCTTGCAATCTCCTATAAAAGTTTGTACGAAGTTCGTACATATCAGCTACATCATACTCTTGAAAATACTTATCGTAATAACCAAGAGGTCTTAACTTCTCTGCGGCTTTCTCTAGCTTGGATAACCGCTGCACAAACAACAGTGCGTATGCTGTATCTGTCTCACCCTCAAACGTACCATCGTCTATCAGCTCGTTTGCTTCATCTTCAGGGTGAAAACCCATAATCCACAAGTCTCTATCTCTAAATACGTTATTGGCTATTGCCTCGTTAACGTGGTCTACAAACTGATGAAACTCTTCTGGGTCTTCTATAAATGCTGTGTCAGCTATGATTACTAAGTCTTTTCTGTCGCTCCAGTTATGCAGCGCCATGTACAGTCTTTTGTAATCTTCTTCCTCAAACTTAAAAACTATGTCTACTTTCTTTTCCTGCCATGCTGCCTTTGCGTAGGGACATGGAGGTAAGTTGTTGAATTCTGTACTGTTTACTTCTAATGCTTGTTTTGACCAATCTTTTATTTCTTTAATTATGTCGTTGCGTTCAGTCCAAGTAATCATTTCTTTTTCTTAGCAACCTTTTTCTTTCTGCGTGCCGCTTCTACTCTTCTTGGCTTACCCGCAGGTTGTCCCAGCCTTTTCTTCTGGGCTATCCGCTTCTTCTTCTCTGCTGCGGTCATCTCACCAGAGGTTTTAGGAGTCTTACTGGAAATCTTTTTAGTGGGTCTACAGTAAGGTGTGCCGCGCTTTTCGCCCTTCTTCCGCCCGCACGCTTTACCAGTACGGACATCTTTCCAATCTTCCTTAAACCAGCGTTTTAACGCTGCGCCTTTTTCTGTCTTACGAACGGCCACTGTTTCCCCAGTTCTTAGCACCGACCTTACGGCACTTAGCTATAGCACCAGAAGCATAGGCGGATGGGAAGACTCTATAGCGCGACTTCACTTTGTTGTAGCACGCATCTTTAACCGACCCGCCTCTATTTAGAGCTACGGGCTTCATTTTACCCATGCCTCTACACTTCATCATGCGCGTGTTCTTCCGCGCTGTGCTATACCGTCACGAGGGCACTTTTTCATGCCTTTGACGTTACCGCCTTCGGCCATGTACCCCATTTTATTGCGTACAGGTTCAGGCAATTTGCCCAAGGAACTTTTCTTATCTTCAGGTACTTCTTTCATCAGACCACCTCCCGCAAAACGGCCTTTATCGGCCTTCATGTACTCGCGCCCTACGC